ATGCGCATATTCGAGTTTGCAAAAGTCGCTGACTGGGATGATCGGCTCAAAACGCTGGCCGAAACGGCTGAGCCGGAGCGTTGGACTTTTCTGCACGCGCCCTCACCGTCACCGCTGCCAGTGCTTGACAGCTATATCAAGTACACATTTGTTCGAGGCTTCGATCAACAGAAGATCGTTGAAGCAGACCAACTCGCGTGCTTCAACACAGGTCTCTTGACACCTGGCCAGGAAGAAATCTTCGCGTTCTTTACCATCTCCGATGACTATGATCGGACGCAGCCGATCTCGCCTCTGAATAAGAAGTGGTGGCTCAAGTCATGGGCTCGTTCAGGTGACCGAATGCTCACGGATTTCATGGAGTTGCCGCGTCTTGTCGAATATTGGAACGATCCGAAGGAACTGGTCTTCGATCCAAAGCTGCAGGTGCAGCTAAATCTCGATCACATCGTCAAGGATAATCTGAACCGTTTCCCAGAAGAGCTAGGCGGGAAGGTTGACAAGAACGGCGTGCCCACTGACCTTAATGAGCAACATGATGACGAGGAAGTCGAATCGGCAGAGGGAACTGTCAATGCGCATCCGATTCCGATTGCAACTCGCAATGCGCTAGAAGGTGCCATGAAGCACAGCATTCGCCTCGCGCAACGAAGCTATCGGATGGCTGTCCCCCAGTTTTATCACGGGCGCATCCAGCTGCTGCTCCCACTCTACCTGCGAGATGCTAAGCGTCCTGATCTTGCCCTGACTTTAGAACGACATGGCGGTTGGTACCGCGCTGCAACAGTTCTCTACACCGACTGGGCTTATCGCCACGCACGATTACTGGCGCGGCCCAACAGCGAGTGGCTGGGCGGATTCAGGACTGATGTTCTGGAAGCAGCACCAAAGCTGATTATTTGAACGTGGGACGAAGGGTGGCGACAATCCCGCAGCAATGTCCGATAACAGGTAACGTGTCAAGCTCACGCGGCGCCTCGCTTCCGGCGTCCGTTGGCCTCAGGCGAGGGCGGGGGAAACATGGGCAACTGCTCGCGCGCCTGGCGCAGCCGCTGCAAATGCTGCTGATGCTGGTTGATTGCGGCCCGACACGAATTGCATCTACACCCTTTTCGGTAGCGCCCTGGCGTGCCGTGTGGACCGAGAGGTCGCGGAGGCTCCTTCGCCCATCGCTCGGTGGCAGCATGTCGAGCACTCGCCGTGCGCTGCTCGGGACTTTGATTCTTCATCCGAGCCTTTGCACCGCGCCTGCCCAACTCGGCCGCGAACGCTGAGATTGGATCCTTCGCCATGTCGACACTTATAACGCAGTGCCTAGCGAGGCGCAAGGGAAAAGTTAGCGGGGCTGTGGAAAAACGCAGGGACTAGCTCGGCGGGACGCGGGAAAAGGCGGGGTTAACTCTGCTGGTGCGGGCTCGCGGCGCGCTTAGATTGGCGCCACAGAGTTGAAGGCGATGGTCCGCGATCGCTGATCTTCGGACCTGGTCTTTTCGCGCCGGCTTTCTTCATGCCGTTGCGGATCCGCTCAGCGATCAGGTTGCGTTCAAATTCTGCGATCGCGGCCAGGATGGTGAACACCAGGCGACCCATCGGCGTCGATGTGTCAATCGCTTCCGTGAGTGAGAGGAACTCGAGGCGCTTCGCGTTCAGCGTGTCCAGGACTTGGAGCATGTGCGGCGTCGAACGAAAGAATCGATCGAACTTCCACACGACAACGCCGTCGAACTTTCGCGTGTCAGGCTTTTTCGGATCTGTCGCGGCAATCACGGCCATCAACTCATCGAACGCCGGGCGCGACTCCGAGGCGCCGCTCCATCCCTCGTCGATGTACTCCTTCACGATCGTCCAGCCCTTCATGCGGCACATCTCACGCAGCGGCTGAAGCTGGGCCTCGGGATCTTGGCCCTTGAACTCGTGGTCGATCGTGGCATCGTGACGCGCCTCTGCCTTGCCGCAGGTTCGGCAAATGTCCTTCGAGACGCGCGCGTAGAGTGCGACCAGGTTCACGTGGCTTTCACCTGGACGACGGCAAAACTCATTTTGTTCCAGCGATAGGCAAACCGTTCTTTTGCCAGCGCGACCATCTCATCGAAAGAGAAACTCCCCTCGGCAAAGTAGGTGCTGTTGCAACCCCCGCGCGTATCCACGCTTCGATCCCAAAATGAAAGCGCGGTCCAGCCGTCGCGATGATGAAGCAGCGCGTGGCCCTCGATCTCAGGCCCGTGTTTCCAAATTCCGTTATTCCAAACACAGCCGGGCTGCAGGCAGCAGTCGATTCCGTTGCACGGGCTGTACTCATGCCACGGGAGACTGCCTCGTTCATGGTCGCGCACCGATCTCCCACCTTCATGGTGGAGATAATGGCCAGAGCGATCCCACGGGCCGAAGTAGAACATTCTCGGTTGCATTTCCCTGTTAACTCACTAGTAAAATATCGGCTCCAAAAGGGCCTTTTTCAATTCAGGTGAATTGAAATGCCGACGATGTCCCAAAAACGGCCGTTTTGCGGGACCCTAATTGTGTGGGGCTTAACCCCTCTTCCGAGGTCGGACGTCGAGCTGGGGCGTCCTGGGCGCAAATGTGAAGCATGCCAACGCGAGGCTCGCTATCTCGTCTGGCAGCTTCCCTTCGGCGCGCAGCAGTTCAGCCGCGTTCGGTGCCAACCGCCAGGACTTTTCCTCGGTAAAGAGTTTCTTCAGCAGACGGGTTTGCTTCGCGACCTTCAGCGCCAGGCGCAGCCGCTCGACCGCGGCCGCATCGATGCCATGGGATTGACCGAATGTGGCCATTAGCTCCCAATCGATGCCGTGCAGGATCTTCGACTTCTCAGCGTGCTTGCCTCCGTAGGCGCGCACCAGCTCGATCAGCGCGAGGTGCAGCTTGCCAAGTCGAACGCCCTCTGCTTTTCTGACGGCCTCGTAGGCAATCTTCGCGTCATCGAGAATCTTCTCGAGCTGTTTGTATTCCTGCGCGTGCGCGTCGACCTGCTCTGCGTTCGGCGACTCGACGGCCGGAACGTCAGCTGCAATGGTAGCCATGGTGTTTACTCCTTCGATTCCCGCCACAGCCGCTAGCGGCTAGAATGACTGGCATGGAAATTCAAAATTGCGTGCGGTGCGGCGGACGTCTAAAAGCCCCCCAAGGTATCAATGTCACCGGAGATCCGGCGATCGCGATCTTCGTCTCGGGACTCACTGTGGGTGTGCGCCCGCGAATCAAGTCGCGCGCGCAACGCAAAGTATTCTGCATGGGCTGCGCCGCGTCCATCGCGCTCGGACCGGTGCCCGAGAATGGTGAATTCAACACGGCGATCTACCACATGCTGCGCGAGCTCGTCGCCGCCGATCGCACGATCGTGGAAGCGGCCTGGACTCAGCTCACCACGCCGACCGCAACATTGCGACGCATGCCTGGCTCGCGTCCTGACAGATCCCTTGAAGCGCCGGTACTCAAAGTTCCCGCGCTCGAGGCCGCGAGTTAGCCGCTAGCGGCAAAAGGGATCCATCCAACCCGTGCTAGTCTGCGCTCGGAGGAAACCCCCATGCACTACGCAGATGGCACGCCGGCCAAAGTCGGCGACCTCATCGTCCGCCGCGAGAAGTACGAGCACAGCACAGATCTCGTCGGCATCGTCATGTCGATCCAACCTGGACAGACCACATGCAACGCCATGGTCATCCCGCTCGCCGGAAGACAAAGAGGCGCGGCGCCATGGTTACCCATTTCCGCCGCGAACCTTTACTCGGTCACACTTAAAGAGTGCTGGAAGCTCGGAGAGGAAGAAGCGCCCGCCATCTACGACACATCGAAACACGTCGCGAGTGCGGTGGCCAGCGGCTAGAGCTTCGCGGCAACCCTGGCGACGTCGCTTCCAGCTTTCGAGAGCAGGGAAGCGATGTCGCCGCGGATCCGCGTCTCGGCATCAGTGACGTGCTGCTTGATGGCCTGAGCCTCGCTGATGACGTATTTGTGAAAAACGACGCCGGCGGCAAACGCGGCCGGCAGAGCAACAGCAAATACAATCGGGTTCATGGTGTTCCTTTCTTTTCACTTCGGAATCGGCGGCGCCGCGGCAAGCAGCTCCGTCTTACGATCGCTGCCGGCCGAGCTGCCGAAGTAGTACGCCACCACCGACGTCCAAGCCGTGCTCAGGCTGCCCAACATGAGCAACATGGCATCGTGGCCGGCAGGCGGAATGGTACGCAGCAGCATGTAGCTGAGCACACCGAAAAACCCCAGCGTGATCAGTACGGCGAGCAGCGCCGGGATTTTGTCCTTCACCGTCATCTCCCGCTGGCGTGCGTTGGCCACGTCATCGGCGGCGATCTTCGCGAGTGCCTCGCAATCCTGAATGTCGAGCGCCTTCATCTGCACAGCGAAATCGTCATCGATCTTTTTCAGAACGGCAAGCTGCTCTGGATTCGCCATCGCTTCAGTAATGGCGTTGGTGATCGATTGGGCATCCGGCTTCACAGTCGTGTTCAACCCCGTGCTGAGCAGCTTCGAGGCGATGCCGATAAACGGAGCAGCACCTGGTACTGCCGCAGAGGCGATCGTGGTGATCCACGGCGCCGCTTTCTTTGCAAATGAAGTCACGCTCATGATGTTGCTCCTCTTGCCGGCGGCGGTGCCGCGGCGATGTACTCCTCGTAGACTCCGAGAACTTTGAGCGCCCGATTCGGATCCGTCGACCAGGTCTTCGATACTTCCTCTACGAATGTGCGCGCATCGGTAGCTCGCAACGCGGCCGCGTAGTGCGGATACGCATTTGAAAGGCGCTCGAGCGTGGCCAGGCGATCGGCGAAGCAGGCGCGCCAGTCGGGATACTTCACCCACTGCGCCTTGATCTCGATCCAGCGGCCGTCGAGCGCTGAGCCTTGCCACTCGCGCGTCATCAGCGTCATCGTCCCGTAGATCGGGTGCGAGTGTTGCTTCATCCCGAACAAGTTGCAATCTTCGCGCGCGAGCTGGCTGTGTCCCCAGCTTGACTCGAGCGCGGCTTCGCACGCCGCCATCTGAGGGAAGGGATGGTTCGCCTTCACCGCCTCGGCCGTCGCGCGATCGAGAAATTGTCGCTGTGGGTCGTTCATGCTTTTCTACTCCACTCCGGTCATGACGCCGGTGATTCCATACGGCGAGTACTCGCCGTAATTCGTCGACGACGTCGGCCCCTGGTACTCGTAGATCGACGGATCCGTTTGCCGCACGATCAAGTCAACGCCGATCACCGGCGCATCGCTGTGGGCGCCCTGGCCGGTGGCTTCGAAGGTCACGCTGTCCTGAGTGATCTCGAAGGGCTGCGCCGTAATACCCCAGCGTGAATGCGTGAAGCTGAAGGTGTCGCCCGCCTCTAGCTGTAGCGCCGCGAGTTTAAAGGGCAGCGTGAGCGTCTGCGGGAAGCGCGTGCGCATCATCGCTATCTTCTCGAGGCGCTGCGCCGTCCATAGCGACGTGGTGAAATCGAGATGCAGCTTGGTGCGCAGCACCTGGCCGCCGTCTTCACTGTTCAAATAGTTCGGCTTGCCGGCGAGGCCGTTGGCCTGGTACTCCGGCGCGTTCTGCTGCTGCCAGGTCCCCGGCACCTGGGTGAGAGAAATAGCGCCGCCGGGGTTCGACGGCAGAAATGCCGGCACGTAAGTCGAGCCGACCGTGTTGAGCAGCTCGCGCACCGAGAGACGGAAGTCGCCTTTGATCGAGGCGCGCAGATCGGTATCCCCGAGCGAAACGGTGGGCGATACAAAGCCGCCGGCCGCGACGTGCCAAAGATCGCCTGGAGGAATCACCCAGCCGGCCATCGACCCGCACAACGCCGTGAGCACGTCGCCGCGCGTCGAGTTGAAATCAAACATACCATTCGCCGAGTACTGGTTCTCGTACACCACGGTGTTGTCGGCGTTCCAGATGATCAGGGCCTGCTCTTCGCAAACGTTCGCCGCGGCGCTCACGCTGCTGGCGTCGATCGTCGCCGCGGCTGCGCCCATCCCGTAGTTCGTGTCTTGCAGGTAGTCGTTGACCACCAGCGCCGAGTTCGACGGATTGATCGCGTGCCAGCTGCGCCCCAGACAAACCCAGTGCTGCGTGCCGTCCGTAGTAGTGCCGCCGACTGTGAGGGCGAACGCAGGCTCGGAAGCACCTGAGGCGCCGAGAGTAGTCGACAGTTGCAGGTATCCGAGCGGAGCTTCAATGATCGTGCCCACCGCCCAGCCGCCGCCCGGCGCCCAGGCATCGTTGACCAGGCGCTGATTCACAACATGGCCCTGCGGCGCGCCGTCGCTGCCGGCAACAATCGTCGTCTGGCTGATGCCGTAGCTGGTCCAGCTGCAGGTGTTGTCAGCGAGCGTGGCCGGGAAACTGGACGCGCCTTCAAAATTTGGCCGCACTAATCCCGAAGTGCCCGAGGCGTTGGTCTGCACCCACACTCGGCCGGCGTTGTCGACGACGTAGTTGTATTCCAGGTAGCTCGTTGACCCCAGCCATGATGTGATGATGCGCGTGTCGACAATCTTTTTCCCTGTGACCAGGAACTGAATGTTCGGAATCGAGCCGCTCGAAAACAGCGCAGGTTCACCGGTGTCGTACCGCAAGATCACGTGCACCTTCGCGCAGCCCTGTTGCAGACATGCCGCCGTCCAGGTGGAGTCGCCGGCCGCAAGAGCCGGGAACGGCTGACTCGTATTCAAGGGGCGGCCGAAATCGAATTCAAAGAAGACATGCTGCCAATAAAAATCGATGACGCTGCCGGAGAGGCCGGGATCCAGATGCCAGAGATCGTCGCCCACGCCGCCGCCATAAATCAGGTCGGTGCCGAAGTTATAGATTGTGCCCCCGATGATCACGGCATCGAAGCTCGAGATCTCGTGCGCGGCGATCGTATAGACCAGGTGCAGGTACTGAGCGGTGGTGACCTGGTTCTGCGACGGAGGAAAACTTGCATAGGTGAGAACGCCAGCGGTTTGGAATTGACCGTAGATCGCCCGGCGCGGCGAAGGCCCATTGCTGAGGTTCAGCGTGTTCGGCGTGCCCACTGCCGTCGTCTTCGGCCGCAGAGCCAAGCCCACACCGGCAAGCGCCGTGCTCAGGCCGATGCCGATCATCGCATTCATCATCGCGACGCTGCCCTGCAGCACGATTAGGCCGACCGGACCGGCAGCGAGTGCCAGCGCCAGGCCTCCGACGATGAGTCCGACTTCTTCTACGGTTTTCGACATTAGCTTTCAGGTTCTCGCGCAGCGCCGGCGAGGTCCTCGGCCGAGCTGGAGGCCTCGGCGCCGGCATACGATAAACACTGCACGATCGTGAATTAAGCTACGAGCTATCATCCGACCTTCCATGCACGCTTCCAGCGCAACATGTGCACGCGCTTCGTCCCCTGCTCCGACATGCAGACGGCATAGCGGCCGTCAAGACTCACCACGCCCAGCGCGCCGTACTTGCTCGGGTTCAGCGGTGTGCTGTTGTCGACCCAGACGATGTCGCCGCGCTGCGCGTAGGTGACCGGCACGACTTCAGCCATGCCATTCGCCGCGGCGATCGCGGCCGCGAAGCTGCCGAGATCCGGGTGACCATCCAGAAAGAGCGCTTCTGCCGAAGCCTCGTCGCTATAGGTGCTGCGATATGCGGCCGCGACGTCGAAGCCGGTAGCCTCAAGGATCCAGCGCCCGGCGAATTGTCCGCAATCGTGCACGCCCCAGGCGAAGGTCACCGCCTTCGAACTGTCGACCAGTTCGTGCAACCGCCGTGCCCAGTCAAAACGTCGCATCATGAGTGCACGATGATGGTGGCGGCTGCGCGGTACTGGCCGCCCGGAGGAAATGGAGCGTTGAGCGGGTAGGGAACCCGCACCATGATGCTGCACGTGCCCGGACTTATTCCGGTAACCAGGCCACTGAGACTGACGCTGGCCACTTTCGGATTGCTCGACGCGATACACCCGATGAAAGCCGGACCAGAACCCGTGCGCGCGGGGATGATGAAATGCGAGCCATCGGAGTAGTTGATTTGCGCTGACATCTGCTGCGTGCCGCCAACAGCAATATCGGCCGATGCCGGCAATACTCCCATGCTGATCGGGTACGGACTTCCTGAGGTATAAGGCGACGGCCAGAAGAGGCTCAGGTTGCCCAGGGCGTCAACGAAGCTGAAGCCCAAATCGCCGGGAGAGTAGATCTGCTGGTCGGCGTCGTCGAACTGCCGCGCCGGCGCTTCGTTCAACAGCAGCAGCGGATTCTCGGCCGTGATCGAGATGGTGCAGGTCTGCCCCGAGTCGGTGATGGTTGGGACGTCAAGCGCGCCGGCAAATAGCTGCACCGGATCTGTAATCAGGTTTCCGTTTGCATCGAAAAAGCCTAACCACACCGTCGCGCTGCCGCTGATGCGTACCTGCCCCACCGCCTCAAGCACCAGGTTGCTTGGGATCCCGGAAAGCGAGAGCGTTACATTCTGCGCCTGCACCTTTGTGGTCTGCGGAATCGTCGAGACCTTTGCCAGCCAGCCCAGGCCAGTCCAGGTCTGCCCGTAAGGGAACGTGGCGGCCGCGCTGTACGCTGGACCCGCGGGCGTGAACTTGCCGACGCCGCCGAAGAGATAGAGCGTGTTGTCAGCAAAAGCCAGCTCGACAAATAGCACCGGACGGCAAGCTCCCGTCGAGCCGAGCTGCGCGAGAAATGTGGGTGAAAGACTACGGGACATGACCGGGCTAAGAACTCGTGCGCGCAGCCTTCGCCGCTGCGATCCAGCCCTGGCGTACGTGCGCTGAGAGTAGGGTCCACTCCGGCGGCGCCGGCATCCACTCAGCCATCGCGACCGCAAAGGCTTCGAAGCAGGCGCGGCCGGCAGCTTCTTCGGCCGCTGCGATCGGCAACTGTGGCGTAATCGCGGCGCTCATGGCAGCAACGCCTCGCGCGCTTTGAAGCTGATCGTGTACATGCGGTTCTTGTCTATCTTCCACGTAAAACTGTTCTGCTGCAGGCGGAATGTGCCGGCACAGTTCGCTGTGACGATCGCCTGGCCATCGGTGAGCGGCTCGCGAATGCTGGGGAATATCGGCATCGAAACCGTGCCAGGACCGATACCACCAAGCACGGCGTTGGCCAGCATTTTATAAATCCGCTGAACGTTGATGCCCAGCGCGGAATTGAAGGCCGTGATCTGAATATAATCGCCGGCCACAATGGTTGAGCCGGCCGCGTTGCGAAGATTAATCACGTTCGCCCCGCTGGGGTTCGCCCCGTTCACCAGCGGCGCCGTGTACCAGTTGCCTTGCGGCGCGGGGCGGTTGTAATCGCCCATCAGGAAATTTCCGTATTTGCCAAATAGCGAGCCTCCCCAGGCGATCCATTGCTCAGCCTGCTGATACATCATCGGCGGCAGGTTCGCGTCGATGGTGAACATCTGCCCCGGCCACTGCTGTTCCTGCTCGCTCAGGGTAAAGGGGGAAATGTTTTCGCCCACCACGTTCTCCATGGCCAGCGTGAAATCCTGCGGGCCGATGCCGGCGATCGCCGGAGGAGAGAGCGGATAGGTGATGGTGGGCATGTTGGCCTATGGCACGATGGTGGGCTTGACGCCGCGGCCGGGGAATGGAATCATGCTGGGCGTTATGAAACGCCTGCTCCTGCCGATCGTTATCGTCTGCACTGCGTTGCCGTCCGTGGCCATGAAAAATCGTCGCGAGACTTTTCCCGAGTCTTGCGAGGTTGTGTGGAAAGCAGCCATCGCCGTCGCAAAAACTCAAGACTATCGAATTGTCAGCGTCGCGGCCGAAGAGCAGATCATCTCACTCTCTGTCGGCGGCGCCTGGTGGGGAGAACGCATTATTTCTCTAAGTCTGGCGTCCGACGGCGGCGGCTGCACGGCGACTGTGCAGAGCCGGTACGCTGGAGTCCAGCATTCCGACGCCCCCGAACTTCTCGGTCGCATTCACGTTCAGCTGGTCGGCGGCGAAGTCGATCAGAACTCAAAAGCTTTCCGCAAATTCAAGAACTGCCTCGCCGACTATGGCAGCAACGAGGCCAAATGCGAAGAAAAACTGCGAAGGACGCTGGCTGAGTCTTCCCAGACGCAAGCAAAAAGCCAGTGATGAGGTCGCGCCATGTCAGTCAGAACGTGGCTCGATAGTCTCGACGAGCCGAAGACAAAGCCCGTGGATAGATGCACGCCCGACGACGATGTGCCATCTGTGGTTGTACCCTTTGACCCGCGCACGCAGGTTTCAGCGGATGCGAAGTACATCGTGCGAAATCTGGTGATCTGGTTTCTGGTCGTACCCATCGTGCTCGCGCTCGTCGTGTGGGCGCTGAGTCGCTAGCGAGACGCCGTTCGCCGCTGGATCTCGCTGAAGTTGGTGATGGCCTTACCGATGAACCGCGGCTCCGCCGCCTGCAGCGCGCGCACAATCTTTTCTTCCACGCCGATCTCCGCGCCCTTCGCATCGATGTAATAGTGATTGTCGCCACCGCCGCTCGATCGCATGGATGCGTTCGGCGTCACTGACGTTCCGCCCGGCAAGTTCAGCAACTCCGGCCCCTGCTCCCCCACCCAGGCTAGGCCTCCAGGTGCGTCATCCGTGCCACTTGCGAAATGGCCGAGCTCCGACAGCCATCCCATATCGCCGGCCGCGGCACCTGCGCCCGACGTGCTCACCGCCGCCGTGTTCGCTGTCAGCGCGGCCGTGTTCGCTGTGCTGGCCGTCGTATTGGCTGCAAGAGCGGCAATCTCTGCTCCCTGGCCGGGTTTCGGGATCAGTGTGTCGAGATGAAGACTTTTGCCGAGGCCGGTGCCAGAAAGCATCTGGAACATGTTCGCGATGTCTTTGTTGAGCATGAACTTGAAGGCCGATTCCGCCAGGCTGCGGAACATGTCTTCCCACTTCGCCTTCCCCGTGAATACTGCCTTCGTGAGCTCGTCCTCGAATCCCTTCAGCCCCTGATTCAGCAGATCGAACGCCATCTTGCCGTTTTGGCCGGCGTTGATTTCGAGTTGCAGGAAGAATGCTTTGACGCCATCGCTCGCCGAAGTAGAGTGGGCGAGCAGCTTGTCGAGTGCCTTCTCCATCGCCAGTTCATGCAGCTCGGCCTTGGTCAGCTGCTCGCCGAGCTTCTGAACGGCGAGCGCCATCTGCTCCGCGCTGAGCCGGCCCTGGTCCTGGAGAGTCTTGAGAGTCTGCAACGCGATCGCATACTTTTGCGCCGGCGTCTCGATCTCGTTCAGGATCTCGCCCGCCTTCCTCCACGCCTCGCTTTGGTCGCTGGTGATCTTCTGCAGCTCCTCCTGATCTTTCGGCATCGGCGCGCCCGGCGGCGGCAACACCTGGTTGGGCAGCGCATAGAGCTTCGCGCGCTCGGCCATCTCTTTGAGCCCGCTCAGCTTGCCGACCGCCTTATCCAGCTCGAAATTCAGTTTCAGCCATGCCTCGAATGCCTTGTTGTTCTCTTCGTTCCAGCCCTTCGTCTCCTCCTGGAAGTCGTGAATCGCTTTTTTGCGCGCCTCGGCCGCGGCTGTTGTTTTCGCGTCGCTTTCCTGGACGCCCTGGGAAATGTCGCCGGCATTCTGAACCTGCTGGATCTCCCTGAGTGCGAGAATGTAGCGCTGCTGCGCGGCTACCTCCTCCGGTGAAACGAGGAGCCGCGTCTGCGGTGCCCCGCCGAGACCGACTGCGGGCGTCGTGACTGTTTTCCCTTCATCGGCCTGGAGTTGCTGCAGCTTTCGGGATGCCGCGTCCAGTTCCGAGCTGATGGCCGCGGCGGTATTGTGCGTCTGGTTCAGCCCATCTAGTCGGGACAGGTCAGTGAGCTTTTGCTTGAACTGATTGAGCTGCGCGTCGAGCCTCTTAGCGTTCTCGTCATTCGGCGACGAGAACATCGCGTCGGCGGCGTTGCCGAGCCCAGCCTTGAATCTGACCCACCATCCGCCCGCTTCCCGCGCGGCCTTTGCATTCTCCTCGAGCGCCTTGGTTAGCTGTTCGATCTTGCTGCGTGTCTCCTGCACGGTCGACGAGTCGATTTCAAACAGCTTCTTACCGAGGCCGGTGAGTGAGTGCAGCTTCTCGTCCTTCTCGAACGAGGCCATGATGTCTTCGAACGTGTCTTTGGCTTTGCGCGTGGATTCCGCAAAAGCTTCCTGCGCGTGCTGCGCCTTCTCGATGCTGCGCGAGACTTTCTCGAACGCTTCAAAAGCGATCGCGCCCAGCGCGCCGGCGACGCCCACACCGAGCACCGACTGCAACGCCTTCGCCAGGCCAGGGAATTCCTGCGTGAGGATCCTCGTCAAAGGCCGCGAGACGTGGATGCCGAGAGCCTCATCAATCAGCCGGAACGATTCTGCGCCCTCGCGCGAGGCGCGCTTCATCTCAGCCGACATGCCGAGCGTCTGCGAGTTCAGAATGCGGAAGGCCTCAGGCGCGTCTTTCTGCAGCGCAGAAAGATCGAGACCAAACCCGACCATCAGATTTGCGAGATTGTTCGACACGATGAGGATCTATCTAGAAGTAAGGATCTTGAAGGGTGCGCCGTTACGCTCTCATGCGTTCACCTGCTCCCAGAGCAGCAATGCCACTCCAGCAATGAACAGGCAGATGTATGCCACCATCGGCAGATCTAGCTGCGAAAATTCAGCTCCGGTTGCGTGCCCGAAACCGATGCCAGCCATAAATACCAGCGTTGCCGCAATCCATCGAATCATGAATTATCGGACCAGACTTTCTACGCGATTGAGTGCTTCGCGGAAGTGTTCAGCGACGGCTTCGACGGCCGCATCCTGCGACTGCGCGAAAGCTGGCTTTAACCACGGGTGAGGCGGCACATCATGCGATCCGAGCTCGATCTGCCGGCCGGTGCGACGACGCTGCTTTGCCGATCCGAATCGAGACGCCCAGCTGTAGCCGGGCATGCCGTGACCACTCTCGACGAAGCCGCCATACACTCCCGGCGACGTCGTGCGATCGGTGCCGCCCGCATAGCGGCCGCGCTTGCGCGTCTTCATCCCCTCGGGACCGGGATAGCCTGGTCCCACCAGCACGCGCATGTTGCCCAGGTCGCTGCCGATTCTGACGACCACGATGATATCTTCGGCGAGCTCGCCAGTCAGCCGCGGCGCCGAAGCTTCCGCGGCCGCCTGGATGATTTCGCCAGCTTCCTCGAGCGCCGGACGCGCGACCTGTTGCGCGAGCGCGACCGGCAACTGGTCGAGCCGGCGCGCAAGCTCCTCGAGTCCGGTTACGTGGAAGGCGTCGGGCATGTTGCTCTATGATGCAGGCAGGCTGATGAAGAAGCTATACAACTCAAAATTGTTCTGGGCCCTGGCGTTCTGCTGTTGGGCATTGATCGGCCACTTGCTGCTCAAAAGATGAAAAAGGCGGCTGATCCGGTTCGAACGCGGTCAGTTCGCTGTCGGCCACCGCGCCGCCTAGCACCTCGTCGAACTTCGCTCCGATGAGGATCTCCAGATCGGAATTCATTACGCGCACGCGCACGCCTTCGTTCCCAACCTCGAGCACTTCGCAGAGCAGCATGACAGCGCCCCCGGCGCGCAGCTCGCCACCGTTGATGTCGAGCACCTAGCTCTCTTTCTGAACTTCGATCTGCGAGGGCTCGACCCAGAAAGCGGTTTTGGTACGGCCCTTAAAGGGACCGTCCGCGTTGGGGTTGACGTGGCCATAGGCCTCAACCGTTTCCAGGTGCACCAGCTCAGCCCGGTTGCCGCTGAGTTTGAGCACGCGGCATGGAACCAGCACCGTCGCACCGGCCTTGATTTCGATCCCGTTCTTGTCCTTGTAATCCATTGTCTCCTCCAGAGAATTTTCAAAAGCTCGCTACTGATTCACATTGTTGAACGTCTTTGTAATCTGGCGCCGGCACCGCTCAATCTCTTCCGGATCCGGCGCTCCGTCTTCAAACGTATCACCCGCGACCACGCGCTCGGCGAATTCGATGAGCCTGTCTTCCTCGCTCTTGATCACGGCGCCGGGCATGAAGTCGGCCGCGGTGAAACCTTCCGGCCGCTTCTCCCAATCGTTGTGCGTGTTCCAGATCTGCGCGCAGATCATCGCCGCGGCCGAGATGCGATCGAGCCGGCAATCTTCATCGGCCTCAAACAGCAGCCCCAGCTCGCGCGGCGTGGTGGCTAGGAACTCGCCGCGGGAGAAACCGAAGCGGCGACGGGCTCGAGCATAGAACCATCCGATATCGAGTTCGCGGGCGTCGACTCTGGCGCCGGCATCGCCGCCGGCGCGTCGGCGTTTGGGCGCGAGTCTTCCTTCCGCGGCTTCGGCATCGATTGCGTGAGCGCCTTTGCCATGGCAACCGAGACCTCGCCGGCATTCGAGAAATCGATCATGCCCTGCAGATCGTCGATCGTGAACGGAGCGCGCCACTCACCTTTATCCTGCGAATGAAGCCCGGCCCACAGGCACGCGAGCCAGCGCTCAGGATCCTCACCGAGATCGATCTTCTTGAAGTTCTCGGCGATAAAGAGCGAGTCACCGGTTTTCTGTTTGTACAAAATCACGGCGTGCATCGAGTAAAGCAGCGGGAACTCCGCGCCACGAAGCCTCACCTTGACCGATGGTCCGGTCAGTTCTTCCTGCAAGAGATCTCTCATCGGACTGCCCCTCCCACCCGAACTTTTGTTACGACCAGGTGATCGTGATTGGACCGCTCACCTTGATCGAAGGCTTTGCCAACACGGCTTTGTCGAACTTGAAATCGAGATCGTCGCCGGAAATGTAGCCCTGGAATACGAACGTCGATCCATCCTGGCTGGTGAGCTTCCACCACTCAAGTGACGTCGTCGGGCTGTTCTGGAGACTCGCAGCCACGTGCTGCTGCGTCGGATCCGCGGGACTGAGAACCATTCCGAAGCTCACGTCGCCGGCGTCGACCATGGTTTTGATGTACTCCTGGTAAACGGCGCCGCCGCCTCCCGCGGTAGGGCTGTCGAAGTTCGTAATGTCATCCGTCTTGATCTTCCCCACAGGAAGCTTCACGTCGGTGACCTGGGCAACGTTGGTATAGCTCGATCCGGACGTGCCCCCGTTTGCGAGTTTGGTACCAAAGCCGGGAACGGCGATGGAAGTCATGGTGGTTTCTCCTTAGAAAGCGAACTTGAAAAATCAGGCAACGCCGAGCGGACCGGTGAGCGCGCCGGCGACACGAATCTTCGCCGAGAACAGCACGGCCTTCATGGTGTCGATGTCGAACGGTTTGAACTCACTCACATAGCCCTGCCAGCTCCACATCGTGATGCCGTCGGCGAGTAGCAGCTGCCAGTAGACGAGTGTCAGGTTTGCGTGAAGCTGGCCCAGCGTAAGCTGTGAGCTGTTTTGCGGACTGAGCACCCCATCAATCTGTGCCTCGCCTGAGCTGAAGCGCACCGGCAGCGGCGCGTCACCATTGCCCGCGGTGAGAATGTTGGTCTGATCGACGAAGGCTTGTTTCGACTGCGGCCCCTGAAATTTCCGGATCTGCGCCACGCTGGTGTAATGCACTCCGTCGAGCGAGAACGAAAGCCGCGATCCGACGCCTGGAATCCCAGTGCTCGGCAGCGACGTAGACAAACCTGACGAGACCAGAATGGTAGAAATTGCCCCGCTCGAAACGACGAGGGCAAATGTGGCGCCATCCGGCGCCTGAATCTGAATGGTCGACGGGGATCCACTGGAGGAATTCACCTGCAGTGCGCCCGTGGTCAGCACACTCAATGCCCAGATCGCCGAGGTCACCGTATCCTCGAGCAGAATCGACGCCGGCCCGGTCGGACCGCTCACGGGTGTCGTCGTATAGGCACCGGCATTGGTCACGCCAAGCTGCCAGACCTGATTCGAAGAATCCTTGAGATACGTTGCGCTCATCGTGGAGAGATCAGTACCAGGGCCAGGTAGCCGGGACGCATGAAGCAGGCTGCAGCGCGCCGCGAATAATATTCGAACTTGTGATCGCGCATCCGTTGGCGTCAATCGTGGGAGTGCAGGGGCTGCGCGTGCCTGCACCGCAGGTTTGCGATCCTCCCGAAGTTGTGCTCTGCACCCATGACGACGTCGGCGCGTAGTTTGCCGAACTAGCCGAAACTCCCGATCCCACGTTGGTATAGACATTCGCCAAAGTCAGAGCTGTGTTGAGAACCGAACTCTGGTTGTCGCACCCGCCGGAAGCGCTGAAGTTCGCTTCGAGCGCGTTTGGCACCAGAAGAGCGGTGATGCTGGTCCAGTAGTTGGGCGTCATGCTGGTGCAGCCCGGATTTCCTCCGCCACCGTAAGAATTAAGCGCCGCCCCTCCGTAGCCATGCGTGTTCTGCTGCGGACGCGACAGCAAAATATTCATGAAATTATTGTTGCCATTGTTCACAACTGCGGATCCACCCGCCAAGAGTCCGGTCGATCCGCAGTTGTCGAGCGTGTTGTTTGAGATGTTCTCGTTGGCGCTCGAATCGTAGGCCTGAATGCACTCCGACGTGATGTCATGCACCAGGTTCGACCAGACGTCCGCACCCGGCGTGGCAGCATATATCCCGTGGCTGTAGTTGCAGAAGGGATTGACGTTGATGCCCGCACCGATGTTGAACACTTCGTTTCCATAGATGACAGCGTGAACCATCGAGTAGGCGTGATAGCCAGCTTCAACGGCGCCGGTCAGAGAACAGCCAGTGCCCGTCCCGGTGTTCGCAGTGGACCCCAGGTCATGCACTCGATTCCACAGGATACGCAGCTCAGTAGAAGTACCCTGGCAGTTGGGCGCGGTTCCTTGCGAATCGCAACGAGCCATGATGCCGCCGATCGCCGCCTGGTACACGGTGGTCGAGCCCACCGTGTCGCCAACGTCGAACCCCATCACGTCCATGTAGGAATTGTCACCAAGAACAATTCCTTCAGTCACCGGAACGCTAGGTCGCAGCAAACAGGTTTTGAATCCATCGCATAGGAGACGAAACCTACGAGAGGCCGACACTCCACCGATAACGCCGTCATCCATGTTGACCCCCACTGTCCAAATAGTGCCCGGTGGAGAGGTCGGGGCGTGCTCAGTATAGGTAGTCGGTTGCGAGTGGCAAATGCTGCCGCCCGCACCGATGCCCGCGGCCTCGACCACCGCAATGCAGCGCTTGATGGTCAGGCAGGCATCGGTCGTGTTATTCGTGCAGCCATGAGCATCGCTGGCTCCGCCGGCCAGAGGGTAGGTGTAATAGTTGGTGGGCGGTATGCCAGTGAACGTCGGGGCAGCGGTACCAGTTACGGACTTAAAAGCCACGTCAGTGATGAGCCAGGCTGAGCTGGTGCTGAGCCCCATCGTCACAGCGGTCGCGCCCGCGACGTTGAACACCCCGTCCTCGACGCCGTTACCAACGGCATCAGAATAGCGGTAGGTGTAACCGGTCCCTGCGGCGTTGGCAGTGCCCGTAATCACCGAAGTGAACGCCACCACCATGTCGCTCGTCGTCGTGGTGATGGAGTCGGTCGCAGTTGTGCCCGACGCTCCCGTTCCACCGGGGCCGTGAGCGTCGATCGCTCCGCAGCCGGTGCACTCCTCGACGTCAAGGTGAGGAGATGTCACGGTGCCGCTGAAAGTGACCGTGATGTCATTGTTGCTGCTGGCGGTGATTCCACTGGCAACGTAGATCTGTTGCCACATGCCATTCCCGTTCACTCGTCCCATGCCTGAATCCGCATAGGTGTTTCCGGCGCCGTCTACGACGCTGGTGATGGTGAAGGCAGATTGACCGCCGACATCGAGAATGATCGTGTCGCCGGACTGTTGCGGCCCCAGGCAATTCACCGAGATACGGCTGCCGCTCGGGATCGAGGTCGAACACGTTCCAGACGAGTTGTAGGTGCCGGATACCGCGGTGATCATCGGCGTGCCGGCGCTCACCCCGGTCACAAGTCCGGAAGTGGAAACCGTGCCCAGCGAAGTGTTCGAAGAAAACCAGCTCAGGCCCGTGCAGGGAGTGGTCGAGGTGGAGTTGTTGTAATTGCAGGTCGCGGTTTCCTGCTGCTGGCAGGGCAATCCGCAGCTGGAGGTCGGCGGCGCGAGCGTGATCGAAGTCAATGAGACCGGATTGGTTGAGCCCGTGCCTGAAAGACTGACCGTCTGAGGAGAGTTCGGAGCGCTGGTGGAAATAGTCAACGTAGCCGGCAGGGATCCGCTTGCGAGCGGCGAAAACGTCACCGACACCAGGCAGCTCTGCTGCTGAGCCAGCGAAGTAGGGCAATTGTTTGTCTGCGTGAAATCGAGCGAGCCGGTTCCGCTGAAGGCGAATGAGCTGAAAGTAAACGAGCTGAGACCGGTATTCGTCACCGTCACGGTCTGAGACGCCGACGAGGCGCCCACAGCAGTGTTGGGAAACGTAAGACTCGATGGACTCACGCCCTCGCCCGCAGCGACGCAACCGGTGCACGTGCCATTGATAATGACGTTGTTGAAGGTCTGCGTGCCACCGAAATTGTTGTTCCCGGTATAGGTCTGATTCAGGTTCGTCATTGCGCCGGTGTTCTGGGCAAAGACCGAACCCGCGATCGCCAGAACAAATGCGATGAGCTGGATCCCGATTTTCACTTTGCGAGTCATCATGCTCCTGGCTCCGTGTAGAAGGCCTTCAGGCGCAGCAGCCGGCGAAAGACATATCCACCACCGCCGACTTCATAGGGTTCGTCCGCATCCATCGTCACTTGGAAGAATGCGATCGTGGTGCCGTCGCTCAGCGCGCCGCTGAAATTCGCAAGCGAGGCCTTTACTGCGTTCGAGAGCTGCTGCGCCGTGAGTTGATCCGGTGCGCAGCTATCGAACTGAAATTCACCTTCACTCAGGCCGCTCGGGCCATCGAACGAGTGCGCGGCCGGCGGCGCATCGGGCGTGTGGATGACGATGTAGCTGGCCGGGGGCTGCTTGTCCGCTCTCGATAAATACACCGCGAACTGCGCGACGCCGCCGATCGACGGCAACGGCGAGAGCAGCTTCTGAACTCCAGCCGCGGCCGGGCTTTGCGTCAGAAAGTTGTAAAGGCCTCCGGCGACCGGCATCAGGCTCCGTAGTAGACCGGAAAAGCTTCAGGCTCACGCAGCCGGAAGTTGCGCGCTGGATCTGGAGCGCCCGGAGTTTGTCGTTTGCTCACGGGAAGCTCGGGCATGAGGTTCACCAACATGTCACCATTACATGCGGGGCAGTGAAAGCATCCGAAGTGCCAACTGTCATCGTGAGATTAAATTTGTCAGCCTTCGCGAACGCCAATGTTGCCGCGTCCGTTTCGTGGTGATTCGCCCCCGCCGCAACCACAGAGGTTGCGGAGGTTGACTGGGTAGCATTATTCAGCGTGAACGTCACGTTGTTGGTGGCGTTGGCCGTCCCGAGTACATAGATGCTGCACTTCCCGGCCTGCGTAGCGAATGGAGCCTCGAAGCTGTTCCCGGCAGAGGTCGTCAGGGTCGCGCAAACGCTTGAAGTAACCGAGCCGTTATTGAAGGGCTGTATCCAGTAGGTTCCAGCCGTGCCGTTCACCCCGCTCGTACACTGCGCAGTGAACGAGAAGGAACCAGGCGGCACGTTGAGCGCGGTCGGAATCGAACTGACCGCACTAGAACAGTCGGACAACGCCAAAGCTGTTCCAATCGAAGTCTGAGCGAAAACGTACCAGATGTTGTTCTCAGTGCTCACGTTGCAATCAGAATTTGAAACCAGATTGTTCTTCAGCATCTTGGTGCTGGGAGTGCCCGAGATGGTGGACATATTCGCAGCACTGAAGTTCATCACGTTCGATGAACCGTTCGCCGAACCTAGCTCGAAGTTGAAGGTGGTGTCATTGTTGCTGTCGCCGTTAGTCCAGGTTGCCCCCTGAGTCTGGGTGCTCCCATCCTCGATCCACGTTTCGTTGTGCGTTGCCATGCCGCCGATTTCCTGGCAGATGATGGCGTACTCGCAGTGGTAGCCGATGAACATGTTAGCTGGGCCGACCTGGAAATACCCCAACCCCTCGGTTAACTCTGGCAGGATTGCGTGAGTGCCTGAATTCTGCACATCTTTGAGCGACATCGTGCTGCCGATCACGTTATAAATGCTCTGACTGTTGGTTCCCATCGCAATGCCGTCGCTGGCCAGGCCCACGAAAGTTTTACTCATCGTTGAACTGGCAACCGAAGAGGAGTACGCGAGGACTGCATAAGTACACGGAGAACAGCCGGTGTTCGGCATGATGGCGGCAGTTCCCGCCATCATCTGAGTCCCGGCCTGGTAGAGCGTTACCGCTCCACCGCTGACCGCTGCATTCATCCCATAGCAACCGTTGGTGTGGATCTCGCAGTTCTCAGCTTGAAAGTTGTGGAAGATGCGCGTGTACGGCCCTGAGTGCGAAGCGCCGCCTTTGTCACCGCCGTAGGCATTCGGCGAAGTGTTGTTACCAACGAACATGCGAAAACCGTATACCGTCCCGTTGAACCCCTGCACGTCGGTAAGGTAGGTGCCCTCTTCACCAGCACCATTCACGAACTCGGCGCACGCGTAGGTGTAGGCGCATGATAGCGTCCACTTCTCCATTCCCGAGTGATAGAAGGTAGAACCATTGGTCGGCCCTTGAGTGAACGCTACCAGCGCAGTTTCCAGGTACGCGACACCGCCGCACGTTGCGTTGCAAGCAACCATTGAAGTCGTGTTGACGACAAAGATGGTCCCGCCGCCGGTCGGCTCCTGCTTAATCTCGTAGCAATGCCCGTTCGCTGCCGAAACTTGCTCTTTACCTGGACACAGAAAGCGCCCGGCGAATGTCGATGGAGGCGTGCCGCTGAGTGCCCCTGACAAGGTAATAGTGGAGGTCCCGCCAGAGGCCGCCGTGATTGACGCGATAGTAGCCTGCGGCATATTCGCGGAGGAGTTGAAGTAGCCTGCACACGGGGCTCCATCTGAATTAGTCGGGTAAGTGTTATCCATGAGCAGCGGATTGCAGGCGACCAGTTCGACGTTGGTGACGTTGTTGTTGACCGTGCTGCCCGCCTGCCCAACGCCATATATCTTCACGTCACTTTTCCAGGTTCCCCACTGTACCCCTGTGTAGAGTCGCCCTCGGCTCTGCCGCCCGCGAAAATAAATTTCCCCAGCAAAGTTGCTTGCTACTGGCATCTCGGAGCAATATGCTTTGCGCGGAACCGTCGCGATCACCACGCCACCCGAGCCATTGCCGTTTATAAGGCCAGTTTCAGCCGCGACCGCTTCGACACAAACGTCCTCGGCGCCCGAGCCGGTAAGTGTTGGGAACTGATCGGCAGCCGCATAAAGAGGATCGCTAGTTAGTCGTCCTGCGGCAGTGAAAACCGCAATCCATCCTTGCGTTCCAACGGCTTGCCCAACTGCGCTTTGCACCGGTGCGCTCTGCGAGGCCACCATCGTGGCGATGCAATAGATAAGAGCAATCACCATCGCCGACTTTTGCGCTTTACTTAACGGAACATCCCATCCGATCCACAAGCGCCACGCCAGCATTGCCGCAACAATCAATACGCAGATCGCGAGGCCAAGGAAGGCCGATACGAACGCAATCATGTGCAACACGAAAACTTGAATCATTAGAAAGTCTCCTAGTTTCCAAAGAAGGCCACAGATGCCCCTGTTGTGGTGGCGATCACAAATATCAGGTTCGTGTTTGAGAGCTGACCGCACACGCTGTCCCCTGCATTCAGCTGATATCCGGTCGAGGTGGTGACTCCGCTAAATCCGACGTACACAGGAATCGTGTTGGCCGACAAAGCCTTCACGCACACTCCGTGGACCGCGTTGCTCGGAAGGGCTACGGCGGATGCGGTAACAGCTTGCTGATTGGTCACTCCTGAGCCAAAGCCCGAGGGCTGCGTCGGCGTCGTGGGCGCGGTTGCAAGGCTGACCGGCTGTGTCACTCCGGAGCCATCTGTCTTCACCGGCGTCATGCTGGCGATGCCCTGGATGCTCTGCACGCTTGCATTCGGGCTACCAGCCGTGCCAGGAGGAACCTGATTCGCGGCCGTCGCCGCACTAGTGGGCAGGGGAAGAGAAGTAGCTGACACAGGCTGCGTCGCGGGAAAGTTAGTGACCGCGACGTTAGAGGCCGCCCCGCTCGATAGCGCTGGGTTCTCGGTATACCCCAGCAGAACAATCGTCACATGCCCAGTTCCAGTAATAGCGGGAGTGAGCTGACCAAAGTTAGTCGGCCCTACAGCCGCGGGTGTCACATAACTTCCAGGTGAAGCGCACGATCCGATCGTGCCCGCACTCACGAGACCACCAACAGAAAAACTGCTGCCCGTTGCCGAGGAGTCCACACTCACCGAGCACGCGGACACCGTACCATCAGGAACAAAGACAAGCTTCCAATAAAGAATGCCTTTCGCGTTGAAGGCTCCACTCGCACCAGATGTGGATGAAAACACAAAGCTTTGCCCCAGTTGCCAGGGCGTGCCCGGCACTTGTGAGAGCGGAGTTCCTTGCTGAGCCTGTCCATTCGGGACAAGACAGAGCAACAGGAAAACGAGTAGCCCCGCGGCCGTGTACCATCGATTCGATTTCATAAGAGTCCTTTCAGTTCGCTCCGCCCGCGTTCTGATTGATTTCGAAGCAGTAGACCTTGAGCTGCCACTTCTGGCCATCGGGATCATCGATTGTGGCCACCTGCAGCGTGCGCGTTGCACCGGCTTCCGAAACTTCGACCGTCATGTTTTCCTGCACGCCCAGCTGGTAGTTCATGATCAGAAGGTCAGTGACCTTCTGCGCAATCTGCTGCGCCTTGTCGAGTTCGGCGCCGGCGATGGCATAGAGCGCCACCCAGACCGCGGGAAATGCCGGCGAGGGCGGACCGGCTTTTCCCTGCAGGTCGCGGGCGCCTGGCGAATAAAACGTGACCAGGCGATTCATGGCGCCGAGCGGGGCGTACTCGCCCGCGCGCGGCGCCCGGTTGCTGAGACGTGGCAGTGGCACTTCAGTTCGTCTGGATCACTGCGAACTTGACCGCGGCATTGCTGCAGGTCATCGAAATCGCGCCGCTCGATTGCCAGCCCGTAAGGTTCTTCATTTGCACCGCGGCATACGTGCCCGCGGCCATCGAGTAGCTGGTAAGCGAAGTATCGAGGCGGTTCAAAGCGTCGGCCACGCTGGTAACGGTGAACGTGTACGTGCTGCCTCCACTGTTCTGCACGAGCAGAATTTCACGGCCGGTGGAAGTGAAGCTGTTGCCATTCACCGCATCGCAAGCGGCTAAGGTAATCGCCAACGAGCCGGCTGTGATCGGCGCATTTACGCTACCGTTGATCAGCAGGACCTGCGTGCTGAGCAACGTCGGCGTAGCGAAGGCCGTCGACACGAGCATCAGCGTCATGGCAATGACGCATGTGATCTTTTTCAGTAACGACGGTTTGTTGAGAGCGGTTTGCTGCGTCTTCATGGGTGAGTTCTCCTGTAAAAACGGGGTTAGCCGCGGGTGCCGGCTTTGATATTGACCTTCCAGCGATAGAGCAGCCGCATCAGCGTGGGCGATTGAGCAACGGCGCCGGCGACAATCGGCTCGCGGTTGTAGTAGCTATCAGCAATAAGCAACCGCATTGCCTGACGCAACGCAGCGGGCGCCGCTTTTCCGTTCGCGCCGTAGCCGGCGATGAAGTGAATCTGCACGGCGTTTGGAACGTAGAGCACCGGCGGCCAGTTTCCGCCCGGCAGCGGAAAAATTCTCGGAGGTGCTGAGTCGGCGTCATAAACGAAATCACCTGAATCTGGTACCGGACCCATGCATGTCCAGGTCAGCATGCCGTCAGTTGTGGGATTGCCCACTCCCGTGGCCCATGTGGGTTGCGTCGCTCCGGACATTGAGGTCGAGTCTTCATCGCCCTGACCAACGGCCGTCACAACCTGCAGGTTGCCGTTCGGGTCCTCGGTCTGGTCGCTGAGGTTGTATTCGTGCAGCGGCTGCCAGTTAAAGAGCGCCGGGTATAGCGCATCGATGTTGCCCGTCGTGCTGTCGCTGTACGTGATCTTTGTGACCTGCTGCAGCGGCGATCGCAACAGCTTGATCATTTGCGAATAGTTCCACAGCGTGGTGGAGTACCGCGGCAGCGAGTAATAGCTGGGCGGATACGCCATTTGCGACGTGACGCTGTCGACGAAGTAGGGAAACGAATCGAGCGATTGCCGGTATCCCTTGTTCACGATGGACCGGCCGGTAAAGCCCTCGACCTCTTCGCGCGCCGTCTGAATCAGATCCTGAATATAGGAGTCGTCATTGTTGACGCTCACCTTCAGAAAGTTCTTCACATCGGCAAGCACCAACGGCTCGGCAACGGGCGCGATCTCTTCAACGATATAAGCCATGGCTCAGCTAGCCGACACGTTTGCGCGAGAACACCGACTTATGTACCGGACTCTGCGCCAGTGCAACAGCTCGCTCAGCGCTCGGGGCCACAGCCATGGTCTTCACGGCGCCCACTTCCTCGGCCATACCGCTCGAGATCATGGCGCGCGCGACGTCAGGCACCATCTCTGTAACCTGACCCGTGGCACGAATGCGGATATTCACGTAGCCCTGGTTCATTTGAAAAGGCTCCTTTTCGTTTCAAGGAAGGGAGGCAGGGGCCGGCCCGCGCGCCGAAGGTCGCACAACAGGACACGGTCCACGGCCCCTGCAGCCCACGCACGGCGCCGTTAAGCTCCGGGTGAGCAAACTTACCAACTAACTCAGCGTGGTTCCGCCACCATCCGTGTACCAAATACCGTTGAAAGCGGTAAGAACAATCTTTGCTCCAACAGTGCCAGGAAAAGTGGCGATGTGTTTATTTCCGTTGATTTTGTTAGCCGCAGTGGTCACGGTGTGGGCGTGGCCACCGAGATCCTGAATCTCGATGGAAAGCCCATCGTTTCCACCTTGCGAAGGATCGCCGGCCACAGGGTTGCCAAGCGTGCAGGCGTCAACTCCAGCAGTGTTGATAAGAGTCTTTCCACTGATCGGGGTCGCGCCTCCAGCTGAACTCAATGCCGAGAGTCCTCCGCCTCCGCCCTGGATCGCGTCGGTGGTACCGGTGACAATCTCGAATTGTGCTCGAAGATTCTCCGCCTGCGCCGTAACCGTATCCTGGTCAGGCGAGGTGGACGGAATTAGCGGCTGAGGATGCGCCGAAGTGATTAAGGTGCCGAACAGAGCACCGAAGGCCAGCATTGCAGCCACGATTTTGACAGTCGCAACCGCGCCGCCGTGAAACAGCAGTGCGCCGAGAATGGGTGACATCGAAGTGTTCTCCTATTTCTGAATTTGTGAAAAAGCCAGACGGAGCGAGGAATCGAGGCTTCCTCGCTCCACCCAGAATTTGCGACTAGGCCGCGGCCTGCTGCAGGAAGCACACCGGATGTGTGCCGGCATCAAGCAAGTTGCCGTCATAGCGTGCGAAGCCGAGGTAGCCGACCTGGCCGTAATCAGCGAAGCGCTCTTGCAGCGTGATCACACCCAGCTCCTTCACCCGGCGAATCAGATACTTCTTGTGATCGCCGAAGGTAACGGTCTTCGCGTTGAGCGCGATGGTGGGCATATCATTGTTGATCCAGTACGGATAGTTGTTCAGGCGATCGGGCTCGCCGGCAACCATCGTCTGTTTCCACAGCGGGTGACCGTACTTATCGAGCAGCCGCTTCACAGCGCGCAAAGTCTGATCATGAAACATATAGCTTGCGCCCTTGCGATAGGCCGGATCCACCGTGTGCTCGAGATCGGTAAGATCCTGCGAGCCGATCGACGTTCCGCCGGTTTCCGCACCTCCGGTGTTTGCCGAGCTGCCGGCAGCCAGCAACGCCGTGCCATAGACCACACCGGCGCTCGCGAGCTGCGCCGCGGCGCAATTGGCGACGACAGCAGTCAGCAAGCCGGTGGGTTCCACAGGATTCGCACTGTTGCCGTTGCCCACCGTAAACTTGGTGTTCAGGATTCGGCCCAGGCGAATGGCGAACTTGTTGCGCAGATACGGCGCGATCGCGAAGGCAGAGTCCTGCAGCAATTCGAGCGAGGCCTTCACCATCTTGGTGGAGAACTTCTCGGCGCCGAACAGAATCTGACCGATCGTAACGTCTGCGGTGGATACCTGCTTACCTTCGCCGACGATTTCACCAGTGTTAGTGGTGTCGTTGTCGGTAGGGTAGGGAAGCGGTTGTCCGGTAGCCGTGTCCATGATCTCGCTGGACATCAGCATCGAGCCGTACCACTTCATTGCCTCTTCGACCTCGTATACGAAGCCGCGGGGCACGAAATAGCCGCCCAGCGAATTGGTGCCGATACCCATGTCGCGCTTCTCACGATCGGAGATGGAAAACTTTCCATCACCGATACCGAGCAGCCGGAACTCTTCGACCTGGCCCAGCATGATGGCGCGGTCCTCGCCAGAGCAGAGGCCCACGTCGCCTCGAAGCACAGCGATCGAATGGTTACGGAAAGCATCCCAGTAGCGCTCTTCCATTTCCTCTATCTGGTTGCGAACCTCCGCGGCCACATGTTCCAGAGCATGATTGCGAACGATCAGCTCACCGCGGGCATCACGGGTCACGGAGACACCATGGCGCTTCAGCGAACGGTTGTAGGCAATCACGGCCGAGCGCTTGTCGCCAGAGGCGGCAGTGATCGGAGCTTCACGGCGCCCGCTGGGATCGACCAGGTTGAGACGGGTCTCGCGATTCAGATCGGCCTGCAGAGCGTCACGCTCAGAGACCAGAACATCGATCTCGTCGAGAATCTTGTCCATTTTGATTTTTGCGTCGCGCACCTCGGTTTCTTTTTTGGAGTCGCGGAGGATGACGCGCAGCGGCTGCAGGTCGCCTTCGTTGCGCTTGGCGATCTGTTCGTTCAGTTCGCGGATTCTTTGCAGTGACATCGTCTTGTTTCCTTAACGTTCGAATTCGCACCACCTCGAGGCCACCGGCCTTGGGTGCGCGTTTGCTCTCATCCCGCGCTGTGGCTATCACGCCACAGCCGCATCCGGCACGCGGGGCAGAGCGGAAATTGTTGTGTGAGGAGTTTCTAGCTGGCCGTTGTCGGCGTTGGCATTGACAGCCCGAGACGTCGCGCGCGGCCGTCCACATCCGCCTGCATGCGGGCGCGATCAAAATCGATCAGTTCGCCGGCGGGCGCGCTTCGCTTATCCATACATCGGCAATTCTCTTCATCACCGCAGTCGATCATGTGATCGACACAACCGTCGCAGTCGTTGTCGCGGGCGCAGGCCACACAACGGCAGTTGCACTCGGCTTCATCATCTGCCCGTTTCTGAACACGAGCCGCGATCTTGCTACGGATCTCGACGGGCAATCCTTCAGCCCACGCCGCGGTGCGAAGTTCTGTCATCAGCATCGCCGGCGTCGACCGGGAGCCCACGCTGGTACCTTCGTATGCAGGGAAGAGAACCGGCCCTTCCTCAAATAAATCGACGTCCTCGATCTCGCGCACGTAGGTGGTGAAACCATCTTCCTCAGTCTCCGTCCAGTTCTGTTTGCGCACGGTAAACATGAAGCTGCAGCCATCGACGTCGCCGCGGTCGACGAAGCAAAGCACGTCTTGCGCGATAGTAGTTCGACTGTCGAGATCGGCTTCGAAGTGGAGGCCCTTCGCATCCTGCTCGTGAGACAAAGTTCCATTCTTGGTCCGAGCCAAAACATTGTCCGCGTTGTGATTGAAGCAGCAGCGCACATCCTGTTTTTCTTCGATGGCTCGCGTAAATGCTCCCACCTTAACCCGCTCGACGAAGCGACAGGACTTATCTTCGTAGAGAACATAATCCTGACCAAACACCGCAGCATAGCCCTCGAGCGCGGATGTGGCTTTGTCGCCTTCGCCCTTCTTCTTGGCGCGCACCTCAGCGCCTTTCACGAAACGGCGTTCTCTCATCATGACGGAATCACCTCAGTTTCTTCTTTTGCCCTGCGAGTGGCGACATTGCGATAGACCTCAACGGCGAGCGAGCGCACAGCGCGCTGCAACTCACGGTCGCAAATCTCTGGCGCGCGGCCGTTGGCTGAGCGCCAGGACTCATTCTTCGATCGGTGATGCATGGTGCGGAGGTACTCGGCGAGGAAGCTGGAGCGTTCGAATCCGTCCGGATCCGGGTCGGTGTCAAACTGCTGCGCCGCTAGTTGCTCCAGCTCCTCGCCGATGCTTGTAAGAACCGGTAGAAAAGTGCGTTGAAACACAGCCAGATCGGCCTCTGATCGCGCGGCAATGCGCCCGAAAGCATCGCGGAAGAGGCGAGAATACGCGCGGGAAATGCGCGCAACCAACATCTCGCTGCGCTTGCCGGCCTTTTTCTTCCCGGCTTTACCGCCGTCCTCGGCCTGGTCATCATCGTCGGGCTGATCCGCGGGTTCGTTCGACGGCAGTGCCGGCGTCTCAAAGAGCTGGTCGGTGGGCGCCATGTTGATCTGCATCCAGGTCGAATCGGAGGGATCCCCTTGCAGCGGGTTCATGCGCAGCAACTCGCGCGCATCATTCGGTTGGAACACACCCCACTGGACCATCGCCTGGATAAACTGACGAAGGTCGTTAGCCGAGGGCATCGTAAACGGCCGCGTATCGAAAAACATGCCGTACTTCTGGCCGGCGTTACGTCCCACCGTGGGACGAGGGAAAAATTTACGGTCGACTTCCTGCTCCCATGCCTTCAGGTCAGTCGAAAGCGAGAAGGTGATAAATTCCTGACCGATCTGCTCAGTGTTGGCACGACTGGTTTTTTCCGTCACGCCCACCATGTGCGGCGGCGTGGTGAACACTCGGCAAATCTCAATCACCTGGTGCTCGCGCGTCTGAATAGCTTGAGCTTTGTCCGGATCGGTCGAAGTCTGCTTATAATCTTCGCCGCCCTCGAGCACCATCGGACGATTCGCGTTCTCGCCGCCCCAGGCTTCCTGCACTTCGCGTTTGAACGCGTCGTAATCTTCCGGCGCCAAGTTGCCAGGTAACTTGAAAATTCCCATAGGCAGAGCGCCGTTGCCGAAGAACTTGCTCCCGAATTTCTCCGTCGCCAGCGCCAGACCGATCGCGTTCCGCGCCATTTGAATCACCGACTGGCCGATACGGCCGTCGAGCGACAGCCCAGGAATGTGGAGAATATCTTCGGGCAGAATGAATCGCTCACCGTGCGGTCCTTGTGGATCAGGCGAAGGGTTCTCCGGATCCACACTCTCGGTTTCCATTCCCTCGGTGGTGATGTAAACCAGTTTCCCTGGCGGAACCGTCACGCCGATACCGTCCGAGGTAACCACGCGCGTGCTCTTCAGAGTGCGATGAGGGCGAATGCGCGCCGGATTGCGCGGCCACATGGCAACAACGCGACCGGCGCCGTCACGCTGCAGTTCGATATAGCCATTGCCCCAGAGCATGCGATGCGCCTGCACCGTTTTGCGAAGGGTGAAGCTGCTCATCTCCGGATTCGGCTGATGCGTGAGAATATCCCAGTAGCGGTGCTCGTGTGCGATGCGCCGCTGCAAACGGCCGTCTTCGTTGACGATGTGCTCGTAGATCTTCGGGTCGAGAACACCGATCGCGCCCGCCTTGATTTCAACGCAGGCCCATATCGTACTGACCTGCAGCGCCGTCATCTCCGAGACGCGGATCCCGGAGTCGGTGCGACCACCGTTGAAAATATCCAACAGCCATTCCGCGGGATACGAAAGCGGTGTCTGCGGATTTTCCAGCGACGTGCGGGTTTCGGAGATCAGGCCCATGTTGTTTTAACGGCGTTGCTGCGCGTGCGAAGCCCGCAGACCACGAATAAATCCGGTGGTGAGCTCGAGGAGCGGAAACAGTAAACAGAACACACCCAACGCGATCGGCGCCAGGTAATGCCGGATCCAGCCAAGCCCCGCGGCGACCAGCAGAACTCCGGACCAGTACAAAAGATCGGAGCGAAGCGCCGCGCGCTTTCGCTGTGCCTTCAGCTCGTCCGGTTGCACCGGCCGGCCGATCGGAACGGGTTGCGTACTCATAGGGAATGAAGACGTGGACGCGAGGTGCGAATCGGATTAGCCGCGGCGCGACCGCGCGCCATAATGGCAGCAACGGCTCCGTCGATCTTTCGCGGCGAGTTTGGATTGTCAGGTTTATGGCACGCGAGATTTCCCTTGCCGTCTGACTCCACAACCAGATTGTCGACCATGAACGTGAGCAGCGGGTTCATTCCGTGGACCAACTCTCGCCCCATAATCGAACGGTGAAATTCCTTAATCGGATAGGTCATCGACATCGTGCCCTGGCGATGCTCAATCATCTTCAGGCCGGCCGCCTGCAGGTTCTGCACGATTTCGGTCGCGTATGCGGGATCGAAAGCCAGTTCCTCGATCCGAACCTGGTGACTAAGATCGATGATGTCCTGGCGCACGGTGGTGTAGTCGGTCACGTTGCCCGACGTGACCTTCAGGAATCCGTTGCGCACCCACTCGTCGTAGCCGTATCGCTCCTTCAATATCTGGTGATGCTCGACTTCCTTCGGCGCCCACGCCCACATCAACAGAACCGGCACATCGACTCCGCTTTGCTTTGGGAAATAGAGGCAGAGGCAGGTGAAATCGTTCACTACGCCAAGATCGAGCCCGCCAAAACAAACGCGGCCGCGAAGCGCGATCAGTTTGTCCTGCAGCCAGGCGCCAGGGCTGCCGGCAAACTGCGCCGCCGGCTCGAAGCCACAGGCGCGCCAGGCCTCGGGAGAAATGAAACGCTCGACCGATTGCGTCCAGATACAAAAGTTGAGCCGCTGCACCAGATTGCGTTGCGCCGGCTTAGTGAGCGCCTCCTGCACCTGCGCCCTGAGATATCCCGACTTGACGATCTCGCCAAGCGACGGATTGGTTTTTATCCAGACTTCCTCATCGAGCCAGTTGTCGCAGTCATCGCAGTTGGGTTGTTCTTTGCCCTCAGCGCGGCACTTCGCGCAGGTGTCGAGGTGCGCAACGAAGGCAAAAAGAGAATCTTTCTGTGCGATGCCCTCAAGCACCTTGCGAGCAAATTCGTGGTCATCCCAGCAGATAGTTTCGCGGTCATGGCCGGAGTTGGTGATTTTGAAAACGAGAGGATTAGGATCTCCCTTAAAGCCAGCGATCAGCTTGCCGACGACCTGGGGATCCTTGTGTTCGTGCTCTTCATCGACGATCACCATGTGCGGCCGCGGACCGTCGAGTGAGTCTCGATCCGCCGCTATCGGGCGCATGAAAGACGTACCGCAGCTGAGGTTGCCGCTGGTGTATTTGTTGGTGCAGCCGTACTTCTTGACTTTCTTCCGCAGGGCAGGACCTGCCGCAATTGTGGCCGCGTCTTTGAAGCAAATGGCAGCCTGCTCTTTCGTGGGCGCGACGACATAGACTTCAGCCGCCGGCGTGTCATCAGAGGTGAAGCCATAGGTACCGATGCCGGCCGCCAGCGGAGTTTTGCGATTGCCCTTGGCTTCCTCGATATAAGCCTCGGTAAACCGGCGCGTTCCGTCCTTTTTTCTCCAGCCGAAGATGTTGGCAACAATGAACTGCTCGTAAGGCAACAGCGGCTTCGTGGGGAAGGCGACATCTCGAAAGAAGATCACGATCGCGCAAGCGCCGCCCTGATCGAAGCGAAGAGCGCGCTCGGCGCCACTCTCCAGATCGTTCAGAAATCGCTCGACTGCCAAAAACACAAGCCTGCCAGTAGGAATGTTCCCGGTGAGAACATCCAGGCAGTACCGCGCCACCGTGGGCAACCTATTGCACGACGTCGCTAGAAGTTTTTGCGCGCCGGACGTTGTCCAGCGGGTCTGATGACTGATCATCGGGATTACTATCAGCTTTCAGTGCTGCTCGAAACGATGGCCCCAACCCAAACACGGCCAGGTAGGCTCGCACGTGCCGCGCTGCATCGGAACGCAGGCGAGCCAGCGGATTCAGCGACACACCGATCACTTTTCCGTCGTCGTCTTTCTTCGGAATCAGTCGCCCGGTCTTTGCGAGTTGCTCGGTGCATTCACGCTCTTCTGCAAGAAATCGGCACAGCTGCGTTAACGCCAAGACATCGGAGCTGCGCATGACCTGCATCGCGCTCACGATGGGAAATATCTGCAACCAGAACTCGCGTTCCAGCGGCGTCAGTGTGATGGGCGCTCCTGGATCTGCCGGCGGGGCATCAGGCTCGCGCTCGTTGATATCTCGCTTGCCAGCATTGCCCTCTGCTTTTCTGACCGCGGCCGTCTTCCGATTGTGGCCGCCAGATCCTTTTCCGCCCACTCACTACTCCGCGGAAAGCCGCGGTTCGAGGCCCTCGCCGGCGAGGCTCTCCAGAGTCACGGCCAAGTACTTCGGATCCAGCTCCATGCCGTAGCAGATGCGATCCGTCCTGGCAGCCGCAACGGCCGAAAATCCACCACCGAGAAACGGGTCAAAAACCAACTCGCCCGGCTGCGTTGAGTTTTCGATCGCGCGTATTCCCAGTTCGATCGGCTTCGGCGTCGGATGACCGTTCTCGGCCGACGCATCATGGGAAACCTGCCAGGCATCGTTGCTCTTGCCTTCCATCGCCAACAGGAGTGTCTCTTCGCCCTTCACGCGCACCAGGCGAAGCTTTTTATTTTTCGGCGCCTTCGAGCTGATCGTGATCTCGCTGCCGGCACCATCGCTCACCCGAAGACCTTGCACGAGTGCGACACGCTTAGTTCCGCTGGCGTCGCGCCGCGGTGCGATCGCCCAGAAGGTCGATTGCGCGCGGTCACCATAAAACGGCGCCGTCTGCCCAACCTTTTGCGCGTAGAAACATGGCTCAGTCTGCCAGTGGTAGTCGGACCGGCCGAGCACGAAGGAATCTTTGAACCAGGTGATGTACTGTTTTTCTTCCAGCCCGGCAGCATCGAGCGCGGCTTCGAAGTCGCGGCGCCGCGAGGTCGCATGCCAAATATAAAATGCGGCCGTAGGCGACGAGGCCGCGACCGCTTGCTTGAATGATTTTTCCAACAGCGCCAGCAACCCGTCTCCACGCTTGTTGTCGTTTTTGATTTTTCCGGCGCTGCCCGCATAGCTCACACCGTAAGGCGGATCCATGTTCACCAGCTCCGCGCGGCGTCCGGCCAGAAGACGTTTCACATCCGCAGGCTTCGTGCTGTCACCACACAAGAGACGATGATTGTCTGCGAGCCAGAGCTGACCAGGCTTCGTATTCCACTTCTTCCGAAGCGCGGCGGCCTGGCCGTCATTCGAAGATGAGGTTTCTGGCTTGTCCTTTGTGTCGCCGCCGAAGAGAGATGCCAGCTCAGCTCCGGTGAAGAATGCGCCGAGGTCGACGCCCTCATCCGTAATTTGTTTTAGCGCATCGGGGTTCCACTCGAGGTCGAGCTCGCCGACGCGATTGTCGGCGATCGCCAGAGCCCTAGCTTTCACATCGCCCAGGTCAAGGTCGGTCCGCTGGACGGCAACCAGCTTCTTTCCGTCGCTCTTGACGACAACGACGTCCTGGTGGCCAGCGGCGATCGCCTGCTCTAGAGTCTTGTTCCCCGCAATGACCCGCCCCTTACGGTCGACCAGGATGGACCGACCGGCGCCGAATTGCTTCAGCGACTCCGCCAGTGCGGCGCGACCACGGTCGGTGCCCAGGTTGGCATTATTCGAGTCGGGCTTGAGTTCGGTGATGTTCATCGGAAGTCTGGCCGGGAGGGTTCCCGCAACACAGGGCGTCACATTTGCGATTAGGGCCTCACACGCGTCGAGCCGGGGCTTTTTGGCTGGATACCCCCAAATCAGGCTATAAAATCGCTCACACGCCGTCTAAATCGAAAATTCTTTTGCTGCGGAAATGCGCGAGTGGCTGGACACCGGTCGCTGGCACCGCGGCCTGGCGAAAAGAGACCCCCCTACCCCCCTCGAGCCGTCTTGGCTGTGTGATCAGCGTGGCATGCTCCCTGGAGGTTGGCCATGTCGAAAAAGAAGCGCTGGTCGCCGCCGTTCTGTGCAACGTACTCAACCGCAGGGATGATATGGTCCGCATCAGTGCTAGGCGCGTTGCCTCCACACAGCTTCGCAATCTTGCAGATGGGATCTCGCGCGAGCACAGCCGGCTGAGTTCGCTTGCGCCACTGCGCGGAATCGTAGAGTCGGCGAAGACCACCCGCGCGACGATGACGCTCGCGATCACGAGCAGCAGTAGCAGCATGCGGAGCTTTTGCAATCGGGGCACGGTAGGGCATGTCATCAGATTCAGTACCGTTTTAGGAATTCGCTGATCAGCCATCCAATAATGCCGAACTCGACAAGAGTCGCCGCCGTGAGGATGCGACTCCAGATCCGTACCCAGCCCAACGTTCTCTCAGTCTTGGTGAGCTGAACGTTGATCTGCGTATTGATGTGGACCTGTTTTTTAAGATTGTCGTGGGCTTTATTGAGGTCCAACTGCAGCTGCGGAAGAGTGCGCTTCTCCGTATATGGAGGGAAGTGCTTCACGCCATGCTGTTGAACGTAGAACTCAAACTCAGGTGAGGTCTGAACTTCGGGATCCGGCATAGAGATCAGAAGCGCGAGAACGGTTGCGGCTTCGGTTGAGAGTTTGTCGCCACCGATCGAGGCGCGAATATCGCGGAGTGAGCTGACATTGTCGACGAGGTCAGAGATCCGCGGCGTCGACGTGGGGCCGCTTTCTCTAAACCGAACGGATCCTGACGCTGCTGGGTTTTCTTGTACGGACACAGCTCGCTGTTTTCAGTGTGCCCAGTGGCACCGCAAGTGTCACAGATACGGTAGCGGCCGTTGATGCCCATCGGGTGATTTCAGTTCGCTCGCTGCCGCAGAAACATCAGTCTCTGTTTACGTTTTTCCTGCTCGATCCGGTCGCTTAACTTACGCGCAATAGTTCGGAAGACGCGGCGATCTCGATCCTGATCGGTACGAGACCAGTGCTTTAGCCAAAAACCAGCAGCACCAATCACATAAACCTCATCAGGATTGATGATGTCGATTTTCACGCGCTCGCGCTCCAATCCCAGCCAGCACGGACGGATGCCATGCTCACGCCCTCGCAATTCTTAGGAAACTCGAGGTGCAAACCGGGGAGCTCGATCGGCGCAAGCGGTCCAGCAGGAATCGGCGCAGCAATATTGCTACTGCTCGACACATGCTTCAGCACTGGGAAGATGGACTCAGGTCCAAAGAGACGAATCAGTTTTCGCGAGATCCGCTCAGCGACCATGCGCTGCACAAGATCCTCTGCAACCTCGGAAGGCACACGCGTAGCCGCGCGACAGCCGATGGGCTGATAATGAGAAAGCACTCCAATGTATTCCGAATGAGACACGTCTGGCAGGGGCCTTAAATCACCGCATGGCGCGGGGTGCCGTAAACCTTGGCAGGTCGAGCACCACTCTACGGCATCGCGGGAAGCTTGGCATGTTACCGAGGTGTGTGAACCCTCAGCCTGCTCGTGGTCAATACGGAGTGATACCGGTAACGGGGATTGGCTTATCCAACTCGCCCCCACTCGTCCAAAAGGAGAGGACGCACCCATCGTAGTCGGTGAAGCTCACAACCCACACTTTCTCCTTGTCGCTGGTTTTCCCGATAGAAACAGTGGCGATTTCCCGAAACTGCTGCACTCTCAGTGGGGGCACCTGACTTACCGTGCAGTGCGCACCGAACAGGATCCACCGAGCATCGGCATCGGCAGGGAAGCGCTTCGCATGTTGCGCAAAACCAACAGCAACCATAAATGCACCTGCGAAAATTAGATTCCTTAAATTCAGCCTCTTCACGCTGGCACCGTCCTTTCGCACCGGCACTTCCTCCCGCCACCAATTGGAAACCCGCACTCTTCATCATCAGCGTGGATGTGGCCACAATCAGGACAGAACTCGGCAGAGAAGTAGCGGCGCTGTGGCGACGGAGTCGTCGTTTTTCGGAATTCTGCAGTCGATGACGCTATACTTTCCCCTGGTCGGGCCGCTTCAGCCAGTTCGAGCAGCCATTGGCGGAAGTCGGTCGCATCTCGCAAGCCCGCATGGTAGACGTGATCAGCCAAGTAATTAAGCAGAAGGCGCGCCTGCAGCAATTGTTCACGACGATCCCCATCAGGGAAAGGCGCGTCGACGATGAGGTCGCCGGCATTCATAATTTCACCGCGCGAATCTCTCGCTTCACCGCTTCGCTCGGCTCATACTGCGGATACTTTTTTCGCAGCTCCATCAGCAGCGGCCGGATAAGAGGATAGTTTGTAAAATCGGCCACCAAACCTGCACGCGCGACCGACGAAACGAATCCTCCGCCGTTCTGACTGGCCTTTGCCAGCCATTCCAACATTTCAGGTTCATCACTCTGAGCGATCAGAACTGTCATGAAAATCCTCCTTCCACCAATGCCAAAACCACGAACACGAGAAAACCCACCACCACACTTGCGCCCATCAGGAAAATCAGCAGAACGGCAAGCTGTCCGCGCGTCATACTGCATCCTCAAACAGCGATCGCTGCTGGTCGACACCGTAATTTCGCTGCCGGACCTTCCAGCGTTCATACTCGCCCTGGTGCTCGGGGCATAAGTGTTTTCCGCGTCCGACCTGCTTGGTATGACGAGCGCAAACCGGCCGGTCGCACGTGCCTGATTCCTTCGTTTTGATTTTCCAGTCGCATAAAGCAACAGCTTCGCGACCGCAAACTGCGCAGTAGCGATGACTCGCACGATCTCCGCAAGCAATGACGATCGTCTTGTTCGCCAATCTAATTTGCTCGCACATCACGCAGCCTCGCTGGTCACACGAGTGAAAGGCACAACCGACTTGGTGCCACACCCCAGGCACTCGCCGTAGTAGCCGTTAAGCAATTGCACTTCCGCCACAAAGCGCCGCGGCTCCCCGCAGACCTCGCAGTCCCGCATCCATTCGATAGGGTGATCGAGAGCGGCGATTTCCCTCAACACGTCGCCGCTCTCGTGATTTGTCACCGTTCCAAACAT